CATTCTGTCAACCGAAATCCTCGCAGAGATCAACAGAGAAGTCATCAGAACTATCTATCAGATCGCTAAGCCTGGCGCACAGAACAACGTTGCTACCGCTGGTATCTTCGACCTCGACGTTGACTCCAATGGTCGTTGGTCCGTTGAGAAGTTCAAGGGTCTCCTCTTCCAGTTAGAGCGCGATGCAAACGCAATCGCAGTTGAGACTCGTCGTGGCAAGGGCAACACCATCATCTGCTCCGCAGACGTTGCTTCCGCTCTCACCATGGCAGGCGTCCTCGACTACACCCCTGCACTCAACGCTAACCTCCAGGTTGACGACACTGGCAACACCTTCGCAGGTGTTATCAACGGTAAGTACAGAGTCTACATCGACCCATATTCGGGTGGTGTTAACCCTGGCGCAAATGGTGGTCAATACTACACCATCGGTTATAAGGGTTCCAGCGCATATGACGCAGGTCTCTTCTACTGCCCATACGTACCCCTCCAGATGGTACGTGCCGTTGGTGAGCAAACCTTCCAGCCCAAGATTGGCTTTAAGACCCGCTACGGCATGGTCGCTAACCCATTCGCAGAAGGCACCGATCAGGGTCTCGGCAGACTCAAGACCAATAGCAACCGCTATTACAGAAGAGTCCAAGTTAAGAACCTCATGTGATTCATTCACATCTCAATCAGGAGGGTCTTCGGACCCTCTTTTTTTATGCCTAGGTATAAACTCGTAGGCATAAATTTTTATTACGTAAAGTGTGTATTTCAATACATTTTGAATACATAGTAGTAGAATTATGCGAGGTGGTAAAATGAACCAAACTCCCTCCCAATAGATCATGTGTTACTTTGCATGGAGGTAACATGCACAACATCCTTTCTCGCGGTCAGTTAGACGAATGGCGTCATTTCGAAAGAACTATTAACGATTTGGAGATCGAAAACCAAAAAATTAATGACTACTATGAATGTCTTATTGAATGCGATGCTTTAAATCAAAATGAGTGTAAAAAAGTTTGTAAGAGTATTTTGATGTAATACACAAGGGACCAAAAGGTCCCTTTTTTTATCTAAATAAAAATAAAAACCATGGCCACCTCACCATATGCTAAGCAGATAAGTAATAGAAATTTTTTATCCCCTGTAGGATTTAAATTTTTATTATCAAGATACCCAAGAGTAGATTTCTTCTGCACAAAAGCAGGAATTCCTGGAGTAAATCTTGGCGTAGCAATTCAACCAACTTACTTAAAAGATATTCCAGTCCCTGGAGATAAGTTGCAGTATGATGATTTGGTGCTTGATTTTCTAGTTGATGAAGATCTTGTCAACTATACCGAAGTGTATCAGTGGTTAGTTGGACTTGGGTATCCAGAAAATGTAGGTCAGTTTAATGATTGGAGATCTACGAATGATACAGATCCATCAACAAGTGGTAAAGATTTAGGAAACATATATTCAGATGCAACTTTACAAATTCTGAATAACAATTATCAACCACAAGCAAACATTAAATTTAAAGGTCTCTTTCCAACATCACTGACCGCATTAGATTTTGATGCAAGTAAAACTGATTACGAATACTTCACCGCAAGGGTGACCTTTAAGTATTCTATATACAATATACTTGATTCAAATAACAGAGATTATGACCCTTGAAGAAATTCAATCATTGTGGGAAGAAGATTCTAAAATAGATCCAGACAACTTACACACAGAATCTTTAAGAATTCCACAACTTCATGCAAAATATTATGACATCTACAACAAGTTACTGCTTCTTAAAAAGAAGACTGATGGGGACTATTCTCAGATAAAAAAAGATCGCTACGAATACTACGGCGGAAAAAGTTCTCCAGAAGTCTATGTAGAAGAACCATTTCCTTTTAAAGTAAGGGATAAAGAGTCTATGAACCGCTACATTGATGCGGATGAAAAACTCACAACAATTAAATTAAAAACTGAATATTATAACACAATGCTGAGATACTTGGAGGATATCATCAAAACGATTCACAATCGTACATATCAAATTAAAAACGCAATTGAGTGGCAAAAGTTTCAGGCAGGTTATGAGTGATATTATTATTTCAAAGAAGAACGAAGTATTCTTAAAAATAGATGCAGAACCACATGTTTGTCAAGAGATCTGTGATAGATTTACATTCGAGGTTCCTGGGGCAAAATTTATGCCTCAATATAGAAGTAAATATTGGGATGGAAAGATACGTCTATTCAACTTGACAAAAAAGGAGATTTATGTAGGTCTGTTAGACAAGTTAGTTTCTTTTGTTCATAATGGCAATTATTCTTTTAAATTTGAAAATAACAAATACTATGGAGATCCGTTTGAAGTAAACAATGACATATCTTATGAAGGAGTTTCTGATTATGTGGAATCTATTTCAGCACACAAACCTAGAGATTATCAACTAGATGGAATTTATGATGCACTAAAATATAATCGAAAACTTCTAATCTCACCGACAGGTTCTGGAAAATCTTTGATGATCTATTCGATCACACGATACTACACAGAGAAAAATTTGTCAACCTTGATTGTTGTTCCAACAACTTCTCTAGTAGAACAGATGTACAAAGACTTTGAAGATTATGGTTGGAATGCATCTGACTATTGTTACAAAATTTATGCGGGAAGGGAAAAGTATAATATCGATCAACCAGTTGTAATTACTACTTGGCAGTCAATTTACAAAGAACCTGTGAAATGGTTTGATCGATTTGATGTTGTAATTGGTGATGAGGCACACCAGTTCAAGTCTAAGTCTCTTGTAGATATTATGTCAAAACTTCTTGACTGTAAATATAGATTTGGATTTACTGGAACACTTGATGGTACGCAAACACATAAATGGGTTCTTGAGGGATTGTTTGGTCCATCATATAAAGTGACTGACACCAAAAAATTGATGGATCAAGGACATCTATCAAATCTGGATATTAAAGTTCTTCTTCTAAAACACAAAGGACAAAAGTTTGATTGTTACGAAGATGAGGTTCAATACATTATTGGTAATAGTCAGCGAAATAATTTTATTAAAAATCTATCATTAGAACTAAAAGGTAATACTCTGGTTTTGTTTAGTCGAGTAGAAGCACATGGACAGGTTTTATATGATCTTATAAATAAGTCAAAGGACAAAAATAGAAAAGTCTTTTTTGTCCATGGTGGAGTAGATACGGAACAGAGAGAAGAAGTAAGAAGGATTACAGAAAAAGAGAGCGATGCTATCATCATTGCTTCTTACGGAACGTTTTCTACAGGAATTAACATTAAAAATTTACACAATGTTGTTTTTGCATCACCAAGTAAATCTAGAATTAGAAACCTACAATCTATTGGTAGGGTTTTAAGAAAAAGCACCAATAAAACAAAAGCAGTTCTTTATGACATTGCTGATGATATATCATTAAAATCTTCAAAAAATTATACTCTTGGACACTTGATAGAGAGGATTAAGATTTATAATGAAGAGAACTTTAACTACAGTATTATTAACGTAAATCTAAAAAAATAAGTATGGAAGAGGAATTTTATTCAGTTTTAAAACTTGTATCTGGTGAAGAGGTTATTGCAAAAGTCTGTCCTTGTCATGAAGATAATGAAACTATTTTAATGCTAGACAAACCTGTAACAGTAAAGGATATTGTTATGACTAAAAATGGTATGAGAGCATACCGAGTAGAACCCTGGGTAAAAGTTGTAGAAGATGAACTGTTCTTTATTAGTATGGATAAGATCATCACAATGACAGAAGTCTCTGACCCTGATACATTGAGAATGTACAGAAGGTATATTAGAGATACTTCTAAAGATAGTGATGAGTCTACCGCTAGAGTGAAGGCTTCTAAAACACTTGGATACGTATCTAACGTAAAGGACTTTAAGAATACCTTAGAGAAGCTTTATAAGAGTAGCTAAGCCATCCCTTGAACCCTGACAGAGTTATTCTACAGGTATTCAAGAAACTTGTCAAGCCCCTTGAAGGTATGCTATAATGATTGCAATGAATTGGAAACATAGTAAATGGCACAAGCAATGGCACGAAGAAAAAAAGACCTAGAGCATTATGTAAACAACAAAGATTTTCTTTATGCTATTGTCGAGTATAAGAAAGCAGTTCAACATGCCGAAAGTTTCGGTGAACCAAAACCGATTATTACCAGATACTTGGGTGAGTGCTTCTTAAAGATTGCTACACACCTATCATACAAACCAAACTTTGTCAACTACATGTTCCGTGAGGACATGATCTGTGATGGAGTTGAGAACTGTGTTCAGTACATCAATAATTTTGATCCCACAAAGTCTTCAAATCCATTTGCATACTTTACTCAAATTATTTACTTTGCTTTCCTTCGTCGTATTCAAAAAGAAAAGAAACAACTAGAAATTAAAAGCAAGATTCTCGAACAGTCTGGGTATGATGAAGTTTTTGTTTCCGATTCAAATGTTTTAAGTGGATCATCCTCAGACATGAATACTATTAAAAGCAATATTCAAAACAAAATGAACTATTGATATGAAGATTGCCATTATTACAGATCAACATTTTGGAGTAAGAAAGTCAGATAAAAATTTTCATAACTACTTCAAAAAGTTTTATGATAACGTATTCTTTCCCACTTTAAGTGAAAGAGGTATCACTCAACTTGTTGACATGGGTGATACATTTGATAACAGAAAATACATCGACATCTGGGCACTGAAATGGGCAAAGCAGAATTACTATGATCAACTCAGTGACATGGGAATTCAAGTTCACACAGTAGTTGGAAATCATACTGCCTACTATAAGAATACTAACTCTGTCAACTCGGTTGATTTATTGATGAGAGAGTATGAAAATATTCAGGTATATTCTGAAATTGAATCTGTTGTTCTTGGTAACTTGAATGTGTTGTTTGTTCCCTGGATCAATTCTGATAATCGAGAGTCTAGCATTGAGAAAATAAAATTATCTGATGCTGATGTTGTGATGGGTCATTTAGAACTGAATGGGTTTTCTCCATACAAGGGACATATCATGACTGAGGGTATGGAATGTGATGTATTCGAAAATTACAAGTTAGTTTTTTCTGGTCACTATCACACTAAGTCAGATAACGGAAAGATATACTATCTTGGAAATCCCTATCAGTTATACTGGAATGATGTCAATGATAAACGAGGATTTCATATCTTTGACACCGAAACATTAGAATTGGAATTTATTCATAATCCCTATGAGATGTATAAAGTCGTTGAGTATGAAGATACTCCACATCAAATGTACAAGTACAATGAATGTTTTGAAAAGTATGTTAGACTTGTAATCAAGAAAAAGACTAATGTAAAGCAGTTTGAAAAATTCTTTGAAAAGTTATCCGATGCAAGACCTCATGAATTAAAAGTTATTGATGAGATTGAAGTTGGTGATTATGAAGAAGAAGTTTTAGAATCTGAGGGAACGATTGCTATTCTGGATAGATATATAGATAACGCTGATATCGATCTAAACAAGAATCAACTTAAAAGTCTAATTCAGTCCATTTATAAAGAAGCATCAGAAGTAGAATAATGTTTGTACTTGCTCTGAAAGGAAGAGAAAAAGAGGGACTCTATTCCGTTGATAATGAAGATGGAGATAGAGTTCTTTATATCTTCCGTGAGCAGGATGATGCTGACAGGTTTGTTGGTTTATTAGAGGCAGATGACTTCCCAGAACTTTCTGTTGTTGAAGTTGATGAGGAAGCAACTGTTGCAATATGTGAGGCAAACAGTTATACTTATGTTATAATAGAAGAAGATGATTTGGTGATTCCCCCTAAAGTAACTGATGATTGAATTTAAAACTATTCGCTGGAAAAACTTTTTAAGCACTGGAAATCAATTTACCGAGGTAAAGTTTCAAAAAAGTTCTACCACATTGATTCTTGGTAAGAATGGATCTGGTAAGAGTACGATTTTAGATGCGTTGACCTTTGTCTTGTTTAATAAACCATTTCGTAAAATTAATAAACCACAATTAGTAAACTCAACTAATGAGAAAGATTGTTTGGTTGAGATTGAATTTACTACCAATAAAATTAATTGGATTGTGAAGAGGGGAATCAAACCAAATGTGTTTGAGATTTATAGAGATGGAAAAAAACTTGAGCAAAGTGCAGAGATACGAGATGATCAAAAGTTTTTGGAAAACAAAGTACTCAAGTTAAATTACAAATCTTTCACACAGATTGTCATTCTGGGGTCATCAACGTTTGTTCCTTTCATGCAACTTCCACTTGCATCCAGAAGAGAAATTATTGAAGATTTGCTGGATATCAAGATCTTCTCCATGATGAATACAATTTTGAAGGACAAAATCAAAACGGTTCAGGAAGAAACAAAGCAACTTAACTTCAAGAAAAATATTGTAGAAGAAAAGATCTCCATGCAAGAGAACTTTATTCACGATCTTGATGTAAAGGGTCAGTCTGAGATTACTAGAAAGAAAAACAAAATAGTTGAGATCAAAGAAAAGATTAAAGCATCTGAAGAAAAATGTTTGACTCTTACTCAAGAGTCTGATAGAATTGACTCAGAACTTCAGCAGTATTCTAACGCGACAAACAAATCTAAGAAACTGTATGACTTTAGAGGAAAAATCCAAAACAAATTGGATAGACTTATTAAAGATAAAAACTTTTTTGTAGAGAATGAAATTTGTCCAACTTGTAGTCAGGATATTAAGCAAGATCTCAGAGAATCTAAGATCAGTCAATATGACAATGATCTGATTGATGTTGAGTCTGGTTTAAAAGAACTTGAAAAGCAACTTCAAAAAACTCAAGAAGAAGAATCCAAATTACTTGAGTTATCTAAGAAACTTTCTGAAGTGAACAAATCAATCAGAGATATCAACAATAAAAACAAATATGACCTTCAAATTATAGAAGACATCACGAATGAAATATTCGAGATTGAGCACAACTTAGATAATAAAGTTGAAGAAACTGAAAAGTTGAATAACTTTAAGATTGAGTTAGAATCGGTCCTTAATAATTTAGAAGGTAAGAAAGGTAAAGTTCAGAACTACAACTTTGTATATTCTCTTCTCAAAGACAATGGGGTAAAATCAAAGATCATTAAAAACTATCTACCTATCATAAATCAACAAGTAAATAAATTCTTACATCAACTTGACTTCTATATCAATTTCACTTTTGATGAAGAATTTCATGAGTCAGTTAAAACGCCAATTCATGAAAAGTTTTCTTATGACTCTTTTAGTGAAGGTGAAAAGCAGAGAATTGACTTAGCACTAGTGTTCACTTGGAGAGAGATTGCAAAGATGAAAAACTCTGTCAATACAAATCTCTTAATTCTTGACGAAGTATTTGACAGTTCTTTGGATAGTAATGGCACAGATGACTTCTTGAAGATTGTTCGTTATGTAATTAGAGATGCTAACATATTCTTGATATCGCACAAGAGTGAAATGCATGATAAGTTTGAGAGTTTTATTCAATTTGAGAAAAAGCGTGGATTTAGTGCTATAGTATAAATACCTTATAAAACCGTGTCATGAACACTCCAAACTGGCAACACCACTCTAAGAAGGAGCAGAAGCGGAAACTGAAACCGCAAGCACTCCGACAAGCAAAGGCACGATTGGCACACTTTAAAAAGTGTCACAAGACCTCCCGCAAAGGGGGGTCTTTTTCGTATGATACGTTCAGTTCACACAAAGACCAATGCCCGTTAACCATCAAGTCAAATCCCAACTTGCTAAACTCCTTGCCACAGAAGACCTTGTGGTTGAGCATAGAAAAGTAGATACGGCTCAGT